ATAGAGATTAGCACCTCGGAGGTTAGCATCTCGGAGGTTAGCACCATAGAGGTCAGCACCTCGGAAGTTAGCATCATAGAGGTTAGCACCACTGAGGTTAGCGCCACTGAGGTTAGCGCCACTTAGGTTAGCGCCTCGGAGGTTAGCGCCTCGGAGGTTAGCATCTCGGAGGTCAGTATCACTCTCTAATCTTTCTAAAACCGCCTCTATGATTGTAGTCTTAGTTGATTGGAAAATTATATTTCCCGTCCATCTGTTTTTTATTGCAACACCTATGTTTTTTTCTTCAACCTTATTCTCTGCTTCACTTATGTACTTTTTGACTTCTTCTAAATTATCTAATACTTGTTGTTTTGTAATTTTCATAATTTTATTTACTTATTTTATAAATGTTTGTCATTTTGAGTAATTTTGAGAGAGATGGTACACCTTCTTTTTTGAGTGCAGTATAAAATTGTTCATCCGAGCTGTAACCTAAATCAACACCGTATTTTTGCTTTATTGTTTTTATTAAACTATCCTTATTCTTAGCCATATTTTAACGCTTAAAATTAGCTTGTAAGAGGTTCTTCTGACTGGGGTGGTGGGTTGGTACTTGGGGATTTATCATTTTTCTCATTATGTTCTTCTTCTCCACATCCATCATTGAATGAATGGGTTTGTCCGTATTTTGTTTCTTTGAATGGCATAGTTATTTTTTTGTAATTAAATCGTATAAATCACCGAGCGTTTTGAATGGTATCTTTTTCCCGTCTTTGTCTGTAATACTGCTAGTAAAGTCTTTTCGTTTCCCCCAATTACATTCCCATGCCCAATATCCAATCCAGTCATCACTGTCTTCCATTGCTTCCTTGAGAAGTGAACCAATCAGAATAGAATGCCTGTCGAGGTATATGCCACCAAAATCTGGAGCAAGAGCCCTCATTGCCTTTCGCGCATTTTCGACGTCTTTTTCAAGGTACTGCCATTCTTTCATGAATTTTATGAATGTTTTTTTCTCCATAATATTTATATTATTAACTAAACTCTACATCTGAGAACGAATATCCGTCAATAGTAAAATCTCTCAACGAATCAGGGCAGTATATTTTGGCATATTCAGCAGGATTTCTATTCCCTTTAACTTGTTTTTCTTTCACCATATCCCAAAACTCTTTGTGTGAAACTTTTTCTCCGTATTCATTTTCAATTTCTTTATCTTTCAACCATTCTTTCATTTCATCAACATTTTTATAGTATTGCCCACCATTATATTGGAAAGAAAATTGCCACCCGAAAGAGCTTTTACCGAGGTGTATTCCTTATGGTTTACGCCCACACTCTGAACATTTTTTTGTTTTTGTGTAATAATTTGTTCCCATATTTTAGTAATTTATTTCTAATTTCTTGGATAAACTTTTATTCTTTATTTTTTTAAGGTTAGATTTTACAAATTCATATTTCAACTTTTGTATGTAATAATAACTTGAACGTTTTGCAGCTTTTTGTGCCATTTCTATCCCCATTAAAATATTCATATTAAAAGTGTCCTCTCTTATTCGGTCTATGGTGTGGTCAAACCATTCTTCTATAGCATATTTATCAAACTCGCCATGAATAAATATAACTTCATCTCTATCTTCTACTATATTAACAAGATTTTTCTTTTCTTCAGTAACACTATCGGTGAATGATATAAAACCACAAGAAGATAACTTTTTCCAAAACTCTTTTTTAATTTTATTTTTCATAAACTTTTATTTCTCATCCCTATAATTTATATCAAGATCATACTGCACCATGTGGAGATATTCTGCGTATTGCTCATCTCGTACTATAACCCCCTTGTGCCATGCTTGTGTGCAAATCTTGCAAGTACATCCACACTTATCACGATAAATGCGTTTGCCTATTCTATTTTTGAACCAATGGAGTTGGTGTTTCATATTACTACATTACCGAATAATAAGGGGAGCCGAAACTCCCCTTTCCACTTTCGTGGACTTTGTACTAATGAGGGAACACTCGCTTCCAGAGCATCTTCACTTCCGTGGTGAATATCCACCACATAACACGGATTTTAAGTAGTCGTGTCTTCATCGTCGCTCCTTTCGTTCATGACTACGTTGCGCGCCTTGTAGCTGGACATGCAAAGAGAGCAGAAAATCCACGCCAGTTTTGCCCTGCGATTGATTATCGCAAAGCAGATTGGGTTGGACTCTCCTTCCGGATTACAAAGTGGGCACGGACACTTTTTCAGATAAACGAAATTGCTCATGGCTTCCCCCGTATCTTGCACTGTAAATCCATGATGGTGTTGCCGTACCACCGGACACCCGGCGTCATCAACACATCAAGGAACGTGTGCGCCTCCTCCAGTGTGAGATTTGAGAATAGGCGATGGTAGGCATCGTGTACCTTGCATGGTAGAAACACAACATCTTTGTCTCTACCACCCCTGCTAATCGGTAGGATATGGTGTTTACTCAGACGATTATTTTTCATCTTTTGCGTCTCCTTTCTTTCGATTGTCGAAAATGATGCGAACCTTGCGCTCGCCGTGGTCAAACCAGTGAGCCTCGACATAGCCGTCATGGCAGTTGCGGATTGCCGTGTGCTCGTACCTCGTACGAAACTGGAACATTCCGCCCTCGTTGTACACGAAGAACTCATGGTAACTTGTCATGTCTGCGTACCTCCTTTCGTAGTGCATGGCTTCCTCCCTAGTGGTTGAGATAGTATTGCCCGATGGCGAATACCACGGCGTACACAATCAAGCATATTGCCTGTACTTTGGTCATATTCCCTCCTTTAGTTGTAAAGAACTACCCATTCTCCCCCATCATCTGCTCGTGTGCTTTCCCGTACACGAACAGGTGGCGGAGGGTGATGGTTATATTATATCATGGTTAGTCTACTTATTGCTGTTAATTACTTAAGTCCTTTTCTTTTAATCACAAAGTCATGGCATTTTTTTAATATATCCACATCATCCACTGCACTCTCATCCGCATTCCTCACATTCCACGCACTCCACGCCGCATTCGCCGCACACGCCGCACTCCACGCCGCATTCGCTGCACTCGCCGCATTCCACGCACTCCACGCCGCACTCGTCGCATTCCTCGCACTCCACGCCACATTCGCTGCACTCGCCGCATTCCACGCCGCACTTCTATTTTTGGTTGTATCACTTTTTAGCACCATCTTTGCTGCTTCAATAGCTTCTCTCGGTCGCGTATCGTTAGGATATTCTTTTTCGTAATTATCAATTACAAGTTCAGCCGCAAATATAGCCAAAGCAACACTGTCTTTCTTTGTCCATTTTTTCCATTGTAACACTCTCATTTCATCCCAACATTCTTTATCATATTGCTTGATAGACTTTCCTTTCACCTCTACCTTAGCCACATATCCGCAATCAACATAGCACATAGCATCTATGATATTTTTAGAGGCGTGAAAACCATTTTTACAGATCGCCAATTCTCCTTTGGTCTTATGCCAAGTATTGAGTTTGAATTGAAAGCCGTGTGGTTTTCTATCTGCTGGTAGTGATTTGTATAAGATGTTTTTCATGATTCTATTTAACAAGCGCCATCACATTCTAATAATAAACCGCTTTTATTTGGTTCTATTTCTGTGAGTGTACCTGTTAGCCATACTTTGCGTTCAATCATTATTCTGTTTGCTTCCTCTAAGCTATCTGCAAGAATAACAAGTCCAGCATCATGATAAGGTTCATATCCATACAGGTTTACTAAATCTCTGCTAAACTCGAAATCAGATCTCGGATCACGGTTTGCTACTATATATATCTTCTTTGTCATACGGTTAATCTACTTACTGCTGTTAATTTTCTCATACTCATTCCCGATACCTCCCGGCACAAGCAATGCTGGGATACCCTCCTCCTCGTACATCTTTATCACATCGGGGTTGTCGTCGATGGCAAGGAGGAGATTGTCTCTTCCAATATCTTTTACCCATCCTCGTTTCAATTCTGAGTTTGGTCTGTAGTCGTCATCTGGTCGTAATTCGATACGATAGTTATAATCTTCACCATAATATTTATCAAGCCACTTATAACTAATATCCAGAAACTTCTTACTGCGCCCAGAAACGAACACAATCTTATATCCCTTATCATTCAACCTCCGCACAAAATCCAGAACCCATTGTATCGGCTCGTCGTTAATGCTTTCTTCATGGAACCTATCGAACTCCTTTTTCTCCCCCTCAATAAGGTGAAGTCGTTTGCTTGGGTTTGATATGGTGCCGTCTATGTCTACGAATATGTATTTCATGATTTTACTCTTTTTAATGGCTCTTTCCCTTTAATAACTGTTATTGTACCTTGCAATTCTTGAACGAGATTTAATACAGTATTTTCATCTTTCTCTTTAAGAGCAACTTGATAAAAATCCCCTTTCATATTCTCCACATATACTACACATCCTTTTGCTTTCATGTTTCTATTTTTTCTCTCCGAAATAAATCAAGTCCAAGATCGGCAAGACACTCACAAGCATAACCCATACGAGAATACTAGAGTCAGTGCTTCCGAGATACGACAAGAACATCAACCCATAAATTGCGATATTGATCCATGCAATAGTTTGTATGACGATCTCTTTGCCTTTCTTATCCAAGAAAATTAAATTGATCACCGGTAATGCCCCAATGACAACTGATCCAACAAGAAGCTCGGTATTATCACCACCCAAAGATGATAAGATCAAAAGCCCATAAATGGCCACAGTGATCCACGATATAATCTGTATAGCTAATTTCATAATTTTATTATGTTATTTAATAATGCTAATAATAATATGCCCTCCAAAGTAGAGGATAACGAACGCCACAAGTGCAAGGAAGATCCGCCACATCCATTTATCCTCTGGCTCGTAGTATTCTATTTCATTGTCGAAGTGTGTGTACATTGTATTTCCACATTCCTTTAAATGCTGTTCTGCACGCCAGCACTCCATCTCCTCCATAGCTTTTTTGTATTGTTGATTTTCTTTTCTCATTTTTTCATTTTCACTATCACTGATACCAAAACCTATAAGCCCAATTATAACGACGGTTATTTCAAATAACACAATCCCTACTGCTATTCTCGCAATCATTATTATGTCCATGTTTTTATCTCGTTTTCATCTTATCCAACCCATCTGCTTTTTCTTCTTCACGAGCAAGGCGGTGCAGGTAATTGCTGATAGTCAGACCATTGATTGCCGCACGGATCTTGATTAGTCGGTGTACCGGTCTTTTTATTCTTACATTGATTACTTCTTCGCTCATATTACTTTTCTAACTGGTTAATAATGTCGACTGTTTTATCGAGATCAATTCTCCGACCGCAATTGACCCAATCTTTCGTCACCCCGAGTTCAAAGATAATACGCTTTGCAAGCTCCCGGGCTTCGTCATGATCTATTGCAATGGCTATTGCTTGCACTCTTGTGATGTCTTTGTCATCCAATTTTTTGACATAGTATTGCACAGTCTTGATTTGAAATTGAAGTGCCCCCAAACTGGCTTGTGAATTCGTGTCAAAGACAATGGCGGCGTCGGGTTCCGCAACACCTTTTGTTTCGCACTGTGCAAGCTCCTCTATGGTTTCATCTTTCAAAGCGTCAATTCTTGCGTCGAGTGTTTCTCCGGCATAAGCGGTAAGTGTGTTTTCAACAACGATCGGATTGTTTTTGGGAATGTTGAACGAGATGTACCCTGTTGTTGCAATTATCACAACAAGTGAAAACAGTACAAGAGCGTGTTTGGCTCGTGTCTTTGCTTTGCGCTTGAACCGTCCGAGCTTATCCCGTTTGGTATAGATACGTTTACCCATGTAATATACTTTTGGTTTTTTCATGGTTCTATATCTGCTTATAAAACAAGTCCATAACCAGAGCATCCTCCGGACAATGGGTGGTGTCAGTACTGATATTCCCCATTCCGCAAGGTATGCTCCAGCTCGTCCTTGTCTATATGTATCATACGCATATGCGTACATAAGTCAAGGAGCTAAACTGTGGATAACTTTTGGGTGGTAACTGGCATATCCTTGCGCTCTTTATAAGAGCACAAGAGATACCAACTAAAACTTCTCAAACTCCTCGTCGGTTTCTTTTTTGGCTTCCGCAACACCGGGGCTGGCATAGTACGCTTTTTCTTGGGCGATTGCGTCTTTGAGTTCATTGGCTTTGACAATCGTATCGCGAGCTTCGTCCTCGGTAATGGGGCGAACGGCATTAAACACCATTGAGTAATATGTTGTCGCACCGTGCGTCTTTTCCTCGCTCGTAATTTTGATCACCACTGTCGCCGGATTCTGCTTCTTCGCGAAGTTAAAGAACTCGTACTTCGACCCACCTTTTACATTGAGCGTGTAAACTTCATCGTTATAGACCACATACAACACACGTTCGTCCTGAAGCGAGCTTGTCTTGCGACCTGCTTCTGGCGGATATTTAGCTTGCAATTCCGCTTGGGTTCCTCGATCAATTTCCTCTTTGTCTTGGAACAAAGGCACAACATCTTCGTCGTTATCATAGAGCGGTGAGCTGATAAAGTTCTCTGCTGAATTATCCCACTTACGAAGCTGGCGGCGGTTATAGAACATTCGTACCTCTATCTCCTTACCGATCTCTTTTTCTTCCCATTCTCCATCTTCATTTTTCTGATTGATAGTGAATGTTCCACCCTCGGTCGTTACTTTCAAACTCTTACCTTTGCCTTCCGTTCGATCTTTTGCAACGAATGAGATACGAGGCAACATCACGCGTTGGAATGTTGCTTCCTGCGGTACGGTTTCGTTTAACATTGCTAATGTTGCGTCTGACACTACGTTTGCAACTTCTTTTGTTTCTTTTTTCGTCATAATTTTACATCTTTAATTTACTTGCAATAGTCTTTTTTTCGACAACTTCCACCCCCGGAATAGCAACCCCGGCGAGTGCATCCTTACGGATTCGTACCATGTCGGGGACAAAATATTCCACAGGAATCTTTTTTTCATCTTTGACCACTACTTCCTTGACGGTTCTGTAGGTAATGATCGAGGATGTGCTCTCTACGGTCTTGTCAACTTCGAGATGCCCCATTTTTGCCACGGCGGTATCGAACCGCATTGTTCCTCGATCAACACGATCCTCAAGCTTCTTTTTCTTCGCTTCTTGCTCCGCGTAAAAATCCAACATCTTGGTCTTTACCACATCCTCAGCTTGCTTGTATTGCAACTCGAGTGGCTTGAACAGCGCCCGTGCACTTGCTAACGCGTCGAGCCTTGGTCTGATAATTTCCTCCTTGCGGTTCTTAATGATCTTGCCAACGTATTTTATACGCCCCAAAAGCTCTGTCGCTTTCGGCAGATCATCTTTGTGCGTTATGGAGAGAGCCATAGCGGCATGTTGCACTTTACTAATATCTTTCTTGATCGGTGTGATCAAGAGATCTTTCTTTTGTTCTTCACTCTTGATCGGTGTGATCAAGAGATCTTTCTTTTGTTCTTCACTCTTGATCGGTGTTATCAAGAGATCTTTCTTTTGTTCTTCACTCATATTTTTACACTTAATTTACTCAATAATTTACACTCTTGTTCGACCTATACGCGAACTCCGCACGCCCTTGAGAGGTATGCGGAGTTCGCGTCTCAAGGGCTTTTCTATGGTAACGCATCGGCTTGCTTTTTACAAGCGTATCTTTCCATAGTTTTTAACAGTTTTTCCACATATGTAGCATACCGCATTATCCCCGAGAGGGTGCGCTTGGTCTGGAATGTTTTTGGTTCTCCGTAACATTCGTAAGTAAAATCTCCCTTGCGCCGTACCGGAATATAGGTCAGGGCGATGGTAAGGTCTTCGGGTCTAACTTTATGCTGGAGATAGAGCAACATCGCGTACATATCAAGTTGCGTGTGAGCATCTACAGTCGCCTGTGTCCAACGTTTTTTATTTTCCGAGGTCTTGTACTCATGGAGGGTGTGATGGGGTGTGTAGGCGTCAATATAGCCGATATACGGTACATCTCCGAGCTTTGCGTTGAGTTCATACTCGTATATGTCCCCTCGAGGTACTTTTGGGAGGAAATCAGGATCGCTCGCAAGACGTTCACCGACAAGTTTTCCATATTCCATCGCCGGAGTCGCCGGATCTCTTTTCTTAAGTACATACCGCCGATACCACTGCTCTGGATCAAATTCGAACGATGAAAGCTGGGAATATGATACTGGGTATTTTATGTTAGTTTTCATTTTGTATATGATATGAGTATAATATTTTATTATGCCATGAGCCGGTATTCGATTCCAGTTCTTGTTTCTTTCTCCGAACAAGCCGTATTGATTCTATTCTCCCCAATTCTCGCACTGTTCCGGTAAAGTCAATCACACGGCAAAACTCTTTCCCGGGGGCCGTCCTCAACCCACGGCCAAGCATCTGATAATACAAGCCGATACTACGGGTCGGCCGAAGCAAAACTATAGTGTCAAGCGCGGGGTGGTCAAAGCCGGTCGTCAACACCCCCACATTGAACACCGTCTTTACATTCCCCTGTTTGAACTCATCAATAATTCTTTCCCGGTCTTTTGCTTTTGTTTTCGCAGTTACAACCTCTCCATTGATAGCTTTCGCCATACGCTCAGCTTGCGCTACGCTACTGTTGAATACCAACACACTTCTTGATACCTTTTGCGCTCGACTAATTGTTTGTAAAACACCTTGCTCATACGGTAACAGAAGATTCTCGTACGCTTCCAAATCAAAATCCGACATACTTTTATTCGTTGGAATCTCGGAATGGCCAATTTTAGAATTATCATAATATTTCAAACGACATAAATATCCTTCTTTGATAAGATCCTCAACATTTACATTCAACAAAATACGCCTCCAAAAAAGTCCTTTTGTCCTTGTTATTATCTTCGTCGTGGTATAAGTATTCCACCCACCCCACCCATCAGGGCGGTATGTAACATCCATCCGATACGGTGTCGCAGTAAGCCCGATAATTTTCGGAGAACCAATTGCTTTTATAAAGGACATAAACATACTTCCCATGTCCTTTATCGGCACCAAATGACACTCATCAATCAACACTAATTTCACTCCGACAAATGCCCCCGGATTATTCCGCACCGTGCCAATAGTTCCAAAAGTTATCTTTCGCACTGTTTTCTCCCTCATACTCGCCGAGTACACACCAATGTTCTCTTTTGGAACATACTGCAATAATTTCTCCAAGTTCTGCTCAAGTATCTCTTTGTTCGGTTGCAAAATAAGTACATTATCAGCTATACGCCCAGCAACCTCAGCTATCACATGGGACTTCCCCGACCCTGTCGGAAGCACAACAACGTCATTACCATCAAGTGACAACGCCCACATTATTTTTTCAACTGCTTTTTTTTGATACCAACGCAACATATTAGAAATCCATAAACTCCTCACTAATCGCATCAACATCAATCGCGCCTTCTTCTCGCTTTTCTTTATTCACAAAATACATATTCTCTTGCTTCTTCCCATCACTATCAACACGCACACCCTCCGTCAAAAGTTCTTTCCTTGTTTTCACCGTCACATTTTCTTCTTTGCGTAATTCAGCAAGAGCCGTTTTTGTCGTTCGCTCCGACGCAAACCCCATCGCAACGATTTCTTTCGTCGAAATCCACCGCTGGTTATTATCAAGCAGAGCGTATATTTCATTCTTCGCGTTCGTTAATTTTTTATCTTGTGTTTCCAATAACCCATAATAGGTGAACCTGACACCCTCCGTTGTATCAATCTCAATCTCGAATGGATCTATCTTTTCACATACCTTACTTTTAAGATGACGAACGATAATATATTTTTTATTTTCACGTTCTACTTCTTCCAATGATATATGCCCCGACACCGCAGCATTTATCGCAGACGAACCACGGCTCGCTTCCGGGTCACCATTATTTTTTACAAACGGAGTTTTCTTCCGGTGATGATGAGTAAAGATAACGGTGATCCCTTCTCGTGAGATCAATTTCAACAGATCCATTATCTCCTGCATTGCCGTGGAATCGTTTTCTTCGGCATTATGTACCGCGCGCAAACTATCGAAGAATACAACCTTTACTCCTTTCTCTTTCATTTCCACCAGCAGCCTTTCAATATACTCTTTCTCTAATTTCGCCCCCTGCATTATCCGAAACCATATAGGAAGATCACCTTTTATACCAAGCAGCTTCATGCGTTCTTGCAATGCTCGCGCCGAATCTTCTTCATTGACTATCATTACCGGTAATTTATCCGCCTTGAATTTCTCAAACAATTCAACACCATTCGCCATACTCGCCGCCATGAGAAGTAACAACCATGACTTCCATGTGTTCGGTGGGGCTGACACCATATTGATGGTTTCCGCTTCAAAAAATGGTTCTATCGCATACCGAGCATCCGGATACTCCGTTTCCATAAGACTAGCGAACGGTACCGACGGCGCAAAATCTTCTTGCTTTTCTTCTTTCTCTCCTCGTCGCGCTAATTCTTTTTGCGTAATTGAACGGTATATCCTCACCAAATCTTGCTTCGGTAATGGTGGTTTGTACGTTTCATTTATCTTTTGTATTGTCGGCCATATTTCAGATAACCATTGCCGTTGTGGTAGCGCAAGCGATAACCTTCCAACAAGAGAGGCAATGGAATCGTCACGCGATCCTTCATTCAATGAAATAAGATCTTGTAAGTTCTTCCGCTCTTTTTTTGCAAATAGTTTTTCCAGTTCCGGCGGGAGTGGTGCAAACATCTCTTCTTCCGGTGGTATTTCCCATGTATATTCACCATAACTTGTTATTGTCGGTGGTGCTATTACCATCCCACCATTTGCTCGAATATCCATTCCGGAATCTTCTTTGAGTATCCCCGTGGCGTTTCGTGCTTCACCAGTATAATGAAAAAAGTATTGTTTCCCCCCTCGCGCTGTTGTTTGCACCGGTGTTATTGGAATTTGAAAACTATCAAAAAGTTTCTTATCAAAATGTTCTTTGTATGAGTCACAATCCAGAACAAACAATTCTGATATTTTACCGGTAATTATCCCGATATTAGAATATTGCTTTTGCTCAAACCATTCGATTACTTCGTCCTCGGTTGGCTTCTGTTTCTGGTATTTCCGCCATGAGATAGGGTATTTGATGACTTTTTTCCCATTTTTATCAATAGAAATGCTACCAATCGGGATAATAGATAGCCCCATTGATAGATATGATAGTGCTTGTTTTGTTGTTTTATTCATAATTTTACAACGAAAAAGGAGCAAACCGCTGGTACTGGCTGGCTAAAAGCCGGAAAACGATTTACTCCTTTTTTGTAATAAAATATATTGTTCATAGCCATTCGTACCATGTGGTGTATGGTAGCATACTTTTCAGTGCACGCAAATGTGGATAACTTTTTGATGATATGCCATACATTTGGTTGACGTAGAAATAAGGGTTTTTTGAGACTTGTGCAAAGTGCAAACCACGATGAAAAGTCAGTTTTTAGACTTTCCCGCACTAAAAAAACTGACCACCAGCTACACCACATTTAAGTGTAGCTGGTCAAGGTTTTTGGAGACTTGTGCAAAGTGCAAACACTATAAGGGAAAGTACGTTTTTTGCACAAGTCTTTTGTTTTATGGAAAAAAATTTTCTTTTTTTGATTTTTGTGTTTTTTACTGGTTTTTGGTGTAGTGTGTGTGAGAGAAAAGTGCAAACGGGTTTTGCACAAGTCTTTTGGAAGGTGAGAAATGTGCAAATGGGATCTCGGGGGTGTTTATGGTATTGATGGTGTTGATGGTGTTGATGGTATTGATGGTATTGATGGTGTTGATGGTATTGATGGTATTGATGGTATTGATGGTGTTGGTCGGTGTTGGTCGGTGTTGGTCAGTGTTGGTCAGTGTTGGTCGGTGTTGTGTGCATTTTCTCGTGGAAAGTTATATAATTCGGTGGATGATAACTATAACCATCCCATTGCCCCAAAAAGTGAGCTTAAACAAGTTTTATTCAGGTATGCACTGGTCTAGACGTAAACAGCTCGCAGACCTCTTCCACGGGGCATTTTGGGCGTTTAAGGGCAAGTACAGCGTGGAGAGAGATGACTATCCGGTATCTATCAGCTATTTGTTTCGATTTAAGGGAAAATTGCTCGATGTTTCAAATACCGCTGCGATGATCAAGTTGTTGGAAGATGGCCTTGTTGGAATTGGGCTTTTGCCGGATGATACGCCGAAATATGTTGGAGAAATCCATATCTTTGTTGAAAAAGGTGAAAAAGACGAGGTTGAGATAGTGATAGCGTGATATTATGGTATAATCACAATGCTGGAGCATCGGGGTAGCATTGTCCCAAAGTACTTATTGAGCACAGATTACATCGTCAATAAGATAATGGGTTCTGTATCGGGCGCGCCCCTTGCTTTGGCAATAGCTGTTATGGTATAATTGCGGTAATGATGAAGATAGTGAATAGCTATCCGCCGAACATTGATATGATTCGAGCTGCCGGGTTGGTAGCAGAAGGAAATATATATTGTTATGGCGACGCGATCTATATTCCATCTGGTGAGAAAGAGGTGCCAATAGATTTGGATTATCACGAACACATCCATTCACAACGCCAAGGAGATGATCCGCAAACGTGGTGGAACAAGTATTGCACGGATAGTGAGTTCAGGTTTGAGGAGGAGTTGATAGCATATGCGAAACAATATCAACTCGTGAAGCAAAGTTTAAATGACAAAGAAGCAAAGGAATATTTAGAGGAGTATGGGATAAATCTTGCAACATTGTATGGACTCGATCTTACAAAAGAGCAAGCAAAAACAAGGATAAGGAAGTATCATAAATAAAAAAAGGTGTCAATTTTAATTAGGTATGGGAAAACCGGGAAGAAAATCATGGACAGAGGAATTATTAATAGCAGATCGCTATAAAGCATTAAGCGAGCCGTTTTTCAAGTTTTTGAAAAAAATGCTCGAGAGTAAAAATAAAGCTGACAGAAAGTGGGCGGTTGAAAGACTTGAGAAAGCGTATGTGCGAATGATACCGCAAGATATTATGAGCGCAGGAAAACCGTTCGTACTCAAAATAGATAATGCTTTTGTATCCTCATCAAAAAAAGACAGCAAGAAGTAAAGCTCGCTTTACTGTTGAACGCTGGGGCAGGAGAAGTGGCAAGACCATTCTCAAACGAGAACGGATGCTCTTTAAGGGCACGTCTAAAAAAGTAAAACTCGCTCGAGAGTTTAAATATCGTTCTGTGATATTTATCGCACCAACACAGAAACAAGCCCGAACAATCGTATGGGAATCGTTTAAGCAACGCCTCAAAGGTCAAGGTGACTACAATGAGTCGCGGCTTGAAATAAAAATACCAAACGAGCTCGGCGGTGAAACAACAATCTTCATTGGTGGATGGGAGAACCGAGAAAACTATCGTGGAATGTCAAACGTCATCCACATTGAGTTTGACGAAACCGACACGATGAAAAACTTTTTCATTGGATGGCAAGAGATCTTTCGGCCGATGCTTATCGAAACAGGAGGTTCGGCCGGGTTCGGAGGAACGCCGAAAAAAGAAAACCCGAACTTGCGGAGGTTGGAGAAAATGTATGCCGAAGATAAAGAGTGGGAGTTCTTTCATTTCACAAGTCAGGACAATCCGGCCATTCCACCAGACGAGCTGACAAAAGCACAAAAGGAACTTGACGCGAATACCTATCGTCAGGAAATACTTGGCGAGTATGTGGATAACATCGGAGCATTGTTCCGGTATGACTCACTGCTTGATATATTCACTAACACGGTTACAAAACAAGGCGACAAGTACATGACTGTTGACATCGCTGATGATGGCACTGACAAGACCATTTTCGCGCTCTGGGAGGACTTGGAGTGTTACAGGATCGAAAGGTACGAGCGATTGAATACCGAAAATATTATCAACAAGATCCGAGAGATAGCGGCAGCCGAGCGCATACCGTTCTCGGGGATTGCCGTAGATGCTATAGGGGTTGGTGCCGGGGTTGCGTCATCTTCAATGCTTGATGGCATTGTTGGATATAAAAGTTCATATCAAGCGATTCGTACCGACGCTTCCCCTGTCTTGCTTCCGAATGTACACTATACAAAAGAAGCTCCACTCGTGACTGATTATAAAAACTTACGCTCACAATGTGTTTTTACTCTTGCTGAAAAAGTAAACAATCACTTGTTGGCTTGCACAGTGAAAGATGGTATAATACAAGAGCAGATTATCGAAGAACTTTCACTTTATCAAGATGCGTCAAAAGGTGACGGAAAAAGGTTTGCGACTCCGAAAGAAGATGTTAAAGATTTGCTCGGAAGAAGCCCGGATATATCTGATACCTTTTTGATGAGAATGTATTTTGATGTAAAAAATAGTATGATCCCGAAACAATCATTTGATACCACACGGTTAGTGGAAGAACTTAATAGACAATTTGACATCACTGAGTCTAAAAAGATACAAGATAGCTCAAGATAAAATGGATAAATCAATTTTCGAAACAATGCGCGATGGAGAGTTAGCAATGCAACAAGATGTGCAAATATCCGAACACGTTACGCATAATCTTTACGACACGCTTGCTACCGAGGATGCGTATCTTAATTCAGTGCATACATCAGGGTTGACGGATTCTTTAGGGAGAGAGAAACCGTTTTTTAATATCTCAGTAGCGGCTGCCAATATCTGGTGGAGGGCGACAGATGTGGATACATCAAGGATAATGTTGTTGCCTCCATCATTGAAAAAAACAATACAAACATACGCTGCATATGCTCTCTTGCAAAATTGGATACGAAGAAATAATTTCGGGTTGTTCCTAAACCAATGGGGATTGACACTTGCACGGCATGGGTCAGCAGTTGTAAAGTTTATCGAAGTTGATAAAAAACTTATTGCAAGTGTTGTACCGTGGAACAGACTTATCGTTGACCCGATTGACTTCTACGCATTACCGAGGATAGAAAAGTTTTACAAAACACCAGCACAATTAAAAGCGATGGCGACGAAAGGTCACCCAGATTATGCCGGGTATGATGTTAAAGCAGTGCAGAATTTGATTGAGAACGTGACCACGCGCAAGACAGGTCGTGGAAATCAGAAAGACAATGTATCAAAGTTTATTGAACTGTATGAGGTACATGGGGAGTTGTCCGAGGAGATGTATAAAAACGGAAAAGGAATTGACGTATATGAAGGTGATGAAAGTAATTTTTTCCAACAAATGCATGTTGTGTCGTTTGTAAAGTCCGATAGTGGTTTTGATGATTATACTTTGTTTGTCGGGAAAGAAAAACAAGACCCATACATGATCACGCACTTGATCGAAGAAGACGGCAGAACGAAAGGTAAGGGAGCGGTTGAGTATATGTTTGATAACCAGTGGATGGTTAATCATACAATGAAGAACATGAAAGATTATCTCGACCTTGCTTCGATGATAATCTTCCAAACAGCCGATCAGGGTTTCCAAGGGAGGAATGTTATAACCGCGATGCAAACAGGCGACATATTCCAAACACAATCTCCGATTTCAAGAGTAGATAATTCCGTTCAAAACATTGGTGCGCTGACATCGTATCTCAATCAATGGCGTGTTGGTGGTCAGGACGTATCGGCTACACCGGATGCTCTCCGAGGTTCAACGCAACCATCAGGAACGTCAGGGCTTCAAGTACAATCGTTGCAAGAGCAAGCGTTGTCGTTGTTTGATATGATGGTGGAGAATAAAAAGATGTATTTGAACACGATGTTGCGGAAGTTTATTTTACCGAATTTGAAAAAGAACATGGATACTGTCGAGGAAGTCACAGCGATATTGGCTGATGACGATATCAAAAAATTGGATGCTTCTTTTGTTCCACAAGAAGCGAGAAAACAGTTTGATAAAGCGGCGGCTGACGCATTGTTCAATATGCAAGTGCCACCGCAATTTGACCCGGCGACTGCACAGGCGAATGTGCAACAATCGCTTATTGCTCAAGGCAACAAGCGTACATTTAAGCCGTCGGATATGGAAAAAAAGACGTGGTCGGAGTCTTTGAAAGATTTTGAATGGGAAGTTGTCATTGAGGATGGTGAAAGTGCTGACAAAAGACAATTGTTCGGAGCATTGCAAACATTCTTGCAAGTAGTGAAGAACAACGCATTGACAGCACCAGAGCTTGCACAAGCGCAACAACAGCAAGGGCAAGTGCAAGTGCAACCACAAGGGCAAGGGCAACAACCAGCAGAAAATAGAACGCCTTTATTAGCTAAAAATAAACAAAAAGTAAATGGATAACGAAACAATTAAAAAAGTGAATCCGGAAGCTCCGGTAATGAAAGACAGGCTCACAAGAGAAGATAAAGACATCATCCGTGGTGCATTTCGTGATGAATGGGTTACATTGACTATCATTCGTGATCTGTTCTTCGGATTTAAACTGTCAGAATGGGAGAAAAGCGTCGTCACAAGTATGAAACCTGAAGTAAAACGAGTGTTGCGCAAAGTTATCATTCCGTCGCTATCTCGTGAGAATCCGATCGGCTCATCCAATAGTTCTGACTTGTGGAGTTCGGTTAATATTCTCGAAGCGACACCGGAACAGCAGAAACAAAGACTTGCTGCTCGGTATATTCTTTTGCAGATGTTAGAGCAAGCGTTTGGGCTTCTTGATGAACCTAGCAAAGAACCTGTTGATTTCAGTGTTGATTTCAGTGTAGATAAACAAACACCGATTGATAGAATTATTGCACGGAATACATTTATCAATTACATTGAACAACAGCTTGTGTTGCTCAATGTGTTGGCATATTCCAAACAAGAAACGCCCGAGGAGAAGAAAGAAAGGATTAAAAAAGATAGCGCAAAGTAAGGAAATAGTGTATAATTATAAGTAATAGTGGTGTTGTAGCTCACCTAAAAAAGTCCTAAAAAAAACTATGGCAAAAACATTGGCCGAGATTCAGGCCTCAATTGAATCAAAGTTGGAGGAAGATGTTGATTTTCAGAATTCACTCGTTGATCTTGATGAAGATGAGAAAACACAGAAGTTAGCGGAGCGGAAGCAAGAAGAAATTTACATGGAAATTGCACGGTTGAATGAAGAAGCTGATTCCGCGAAGAAACTAACCGAAGTTACCAAGAATCAAAAGATACGAGCAGAGAAAGCAGAAGCAGAGTTGCGCAAGATTAAGGGCACGAAGCCGAAGGAAGATGAGAAAAAACCTGAAGGATTATCGCAATTTGATTTGCTTGCAATTGTGAAAAACAACGTCGATGAGGAAGATGTGCAGGAAGTCATTGACTACGCTCAACTCAAGGGTACGACGGTGTCGGAAGCTCTTAAAACGTCATTTATGAAATCTCGGTTGGCCTCGCTAGCCGAGGAACGCGAAACGGCAAAAGCGGCGAATGTAAAAAAGACACCGGGCGGTCAGAGGCAATCAAGCGGAGCAAGTCTTTTGGATAAAGCTCGCAGTAAAGGCGAAATGCCGGACACTGATGAGGGAATGCGGAAACTTGCAAAAGCACGTCTTGGGATCAAGGAATAAAAAAATTGGTGAATAAAAAAACTGGTGTGATTTATCACGTTAATTTTTTATTCACATGAATACAATTAGTACATACACGAACAGACGAAAGTATGCGCTCGCACAAATCGATACTTCGCTCCGACACATGCTCGTAGCAGAGGCGGTTTGTAGAGTAGATACGTCAGATGTTCGCTACATTGACAATCCGTACGGTTCAGCGCCGGCGACTGTTGTTCAGGCCATTGCTGGTACCTACACCCCTGCTGCTTTCACGACGACTGACTCTGGTCTTACTGTTGCGGACGAGTTCATCGTTTCGGAGCATATTTATGACTTTGAGTCAGCTTTGTCGCAGTTTGATCTTTACGCTTCTCGCATTGATGAGATGACGTATTCAGTCAAGGCGGCGATTGACAAGTGGGTCATCAACGAGCTTTGCGAAAATGGTACAGGAACGTACTCGACTCCAGCAGGTGGTTTTACCACAGCCGCAAACTGGCCGGTCATTCTCTCAAACATTCTCTCGCAGACTGCTGCATACGCAGACAAGATGAATGGTTTGTATATCATTCTTGAGGATGCTGACCTTGTCGGAGTTATCCAGAGCCAAATGACTTCTGGTTTCAACTTCGCCGATTCTGCATTGCGGAATGGTCTTGTCGGGAATCAAGCAGGTGTTGACATCTATGTTGTTCCTGCCGGAACGTATATAGACGCAACTACCACTACTGATTCTGGTACAAAGACGTGGACGAACTCTGGTCACCGTGTAGCAGGTGTCAAGAACGTTACCACTTATGCTGCACCTCGTGGTGTTCAGTATGATGAGAAAGGTGTTACCGGGAAGACAGGAAAAGAAGTTGTTGTATGGGGCTATGTCGGATTTAAGGCATGGGTTCCTCGCGCAGCTCTTACTATTGATGTCACAGTAACTCCTTAAGTTATTAGATCCCCTTTTTTGGGGGTCTATGGCGCAGAGTTTTTGCACCAATTTCTCTGCTCCATATACCCCTCAAAAAGGTAATTTGTAAAAAATGTTATGGGCAGACCAAAAAATGCACTCAACGTTAAAATCGACGTCAAGGAACCTCAAACAGATTCACCGTTAGTAAATGAAGTTAACACGGTAGAATCTTTAAAAGAGATTTATGCTTTGGCAAAAAAACTTCACCCGGAAGTTTACGCTCTTAAAAAGAAAGACGAAGAATTAGCGAGAAAGATTGCAAAATTGCAAGGTTCTAATGAACCAGTGAAGAAACCGGAGGAACCTATTGTAAAGAAAGACGAAAAATTAACAGATAAATAATAAAAATATGGCATTAGCAAATTCAAATAATCCATCATTTCAAGGAGCAGTAACAGCTGGGGCAACGACAGCACCAGCGGCAGGAGGTACTTCAGGAGTTGGCTTCTTGGTATCTTCAACATCTAATTTTGGTATTTTCTTCGGGTCAGGGTTACCGACAATATCAGCAGCGAAAGGATCGTTGTATATGCGAACTGATGGGTCTTCTGTATCCACTCGGTTGTATGTGAACACTGATGGTGCAACAACGTGGACGAATGTTACCACTGCGGCATAATCAAATAAAAATAAATGACTTGGGATGAAGTAAACACAATCGTTACCGACCTGACAGACGCGAATACAACGGACTTTCCGACTGCAACTCGGCTCATTTATGCCAATAATGCCGGTGATCATGTTGCCGGTGTTGCTATTGGTGCAGATGGGAGATGGCAGTTTGATGATACTAATTTTACGAACTTGCCGATTGGTACAACTGATATTAAAAGCGGACAACAGCAATATCAGTTTGATGATTCCTTTCTTACGATACAGCGATTGGAGGTAACGGATTCAAGTGGGAATGTAACGAAGCTGACACCAATTGATGAGAAGGATATTAGTATCGCGACAGGAGAATACAAACCAAATCAAGGGATACCGTCAGAATATGACAAGATCGGGGATAGTATATTTCTCTATGCTACGCCGAATTACGATCTTACAGGTGGTTTAAAAGCTTATTTTCAGCGGAGTTTGCAAGTGATTACATCATTTGATAGCACCGTTCCGGGCTTTTACTTATCGGCGCATATGATCTTGCCGTACATGATCGCGCTTCCGTATTGCCAGAAGTACAAAAAAGACCGTGTCGCGTTGTATGAGAAGAAGATAGCAGGATATGAGACTATGTTGGTAGAATATTATGGTCGAAGGGCGGAAGATGAAAAAGCGACAGTAACGCCACTTTATCAGAATAATCGTTAAAATATGAGAACAATAAAAATCAAAGGATTCGCTCGGCTCCAGTGCCGGGACAAAGATGGTAATCTTAAATGGGATACCGGATTCATGCAAAATACCATCACTAATGCTGCTCTTGCAGAAGTGTCAGGACTTGTCGGAAACACCGGGAGCAAAACGGCGTTTACTTATCTTGCGGTAGGTACAAGTAACGCCGCAGAAAGTGCGACACACACGGCACTGCAAGCTGAGATTGTTGACAGTGGACTTGCTCGAGCGGCTGCAACAGCTACACAATCAACGACAACGCAGACGAATGATACACTCCAGCTTGATCACACATGGACTGCGACCGCGACCAAGAGTATTGAGGAAATCGGTGCGTTCAACGCGGCATCAGCTGGTACCATGCTCGGACGAAAGTTGACGACGACCAAGACGGTGAATAGTACCGATATACTTGATGCTACTTACAAATTTGTATTTAGTTAAAAATGATTGAGCAACTTCTTAAAAATAAAAATGCCAAACAACGTGCTGCTTTGAAAGTACAAGAGATTACAAAGATAGATTTTAAAGGACAACACGTTAAAAACGGCATAAAAATAGAAGTGCAATCTGTTAAAAAAATAGCTGGTGGCATTGAGATATTTGCGCGGGCATGGGAAAAAGAAAAACAGATTGGATTTGGCAAGGATGGTTCTGTTGATATTGAACGGTTTCGGATATTTAATCCACCTGTTTTAGTTGATGACCCGAATGGGGCAATCGTGAGAAAAGGAGGAATAGATTTTGATGGGAAAAAACAACCTGATAGGAAACTTCGAGAAGACCCGAAAGAGGCAATATTGCAATCTTTAAGCCATACAATATCTCTTGTTGGAAAGAGTGATAAGAATATTTTAAAAGGTAAAGTTGGAAATACTATTTCTACTTTTTATCCTGATGCAGATCCCGAAAGTACGAGTGTTGATGGTCATTTGTATAGAGATGATCATGATTCAAACTGGACAAATACAAGAAATAATACCATTGCTACTGGTAGTGATGATTCTGGGACAATTATAAATATAGTAACTAATACTGGGTATTTTCTCGAAAGAGGTTTTTTGTTATTTGATACTTCTGCGATTTCTACAACATATACAATACTTTCTGCAACACTTTCAGTATATGAAAGTACAACTCATACAACAGCTAATGCAGATTCTGTTTCGACACATATTGTTTCTTCTTCTCCAGCATCGAATACAAGTTTAGTTGTTGGAGATTATGATCAAGTAGGTTCAATTTCTTTTGCTTCAGTACCTTATGCTTCTTTTGCTGTAGATAGTTATCAAGATTTCTCTCTGAATTCTGCTGGACTCTCTAACATAACAAAAGCAGGAATTAGTAAATTTGGGATAAGAGATAGCAACGATTTAAATAACATAGTACCATCAGGTTTAAATCGAATACAGTTTTATACAGCAGATCAAATAGGTACTTCGACTGATCCAAAACTTGTTGTTGAACATTTTAAAGGACAACTCGTTTCAGTATCAGATACATTATCTTTCTTGGATAATATTTATGCAGCGAAAGGTAAAGGAATTTCAGTTTCTGATACTTTATTCTCATCTGATTCTGTTTCTTCCATACGTCATGCCGTTATATCTTTGAGCGAATCAATCGGGATAACCGACGTTCTCTCAAAGTTCAAAGCACGGTGGGAGAAGTTTGCGAAGAATGTAACAACGTGGACTTTTTTGGATAAAAACTAATTATGGGAAAGATTTACGAACAAAAAATAAATAGATTTGATGGAGGTATTGCAGATGATCTGCGGAGTACTGACTTTCGTTTTGCTGCGATGGTAAAGCATTTTGATACAACGTATCCACATAAGCTGATACCATATCCAAAAACAGAAGCTGATGAAACAAAGTCATATGATATTACAAAGTTTTTATATGCTCCCGGAACGTCTTCGACGACATTTAAGCTCTGGGGTTACGGAAAAGCTGCAACTTCGACCGCAGCTAGAATTTATTTTTATGATATAAACGCTGGAACACCTGATACTACAAACTGGACTGTACCATCAAGTAGTGAGGGAACAATTACCGGGAGAGATGAACGCGTGTTTTTTCATTATAAGAATTATCTCTACAATTGGGCTGGTGGAACGGTGTTACAACGCTTTGGCGACCTGACAAGTGGCGCCACATTCACTGACGCATATCAATCAATCGCTTATACCGATGTTGCACAGCCGGTACATCATCCGAATGATGATATTGCATATTTTTTCAGTGATAACAAAGTACATACGCTTGATAATACGACATGGTCAAGTAATGTTTTGACACTCCCTGATAATTCAATCATTACTGCCGGCGCGGCGTTAGGAAATTATCTTGCGATTGCGACTTCGCCGAAAGGTGCCTCGGGGAGCCTGTATTCCTATAGTGGCGATAGCTATGTTTATTTATGGAATCGAAACGGATCGCTTGCGACGGTAAGTGAAAAGGTAAATCTCGGGAAAGGGAGGGTTGCTTATATGGCAGAGGTAGGTGGATATTTGCTTGTTGTGATGGATTATTTTATAAATATTTTTTTAGCTTTTACCGAGCGCAAAGTTATAATTAAACGTATTTCCGGTCCAATTGCAGAAGATTTGCGTGTTATACAAGTTGATAATGCTTCATCTGATTTATTTGAGAATGTAGCAAATAGTTTTTCTGATGGAACAAAACTTTATTTCCCTGCAAAGATAATTAACGGAGGGGATACGAATACTGGTATATATAGTGTTGATGCCAATGGAAAGTTAGTTTTGGAGATTGTTGAGGAGGATGCGACTTCTTCTAATGCATTTCAAGGTATCTATAAAGCTGCGGGTGAGTGGTGGATCGCTCATTCTAACGATGGTTCGGTGAATAGGACTGATAATAATGGTGTTTATGGTTACACTTCTGTGTATGAAAGTTTGATATTGAATGGAGGCGACAGTTCACAGACGAAAAAACTACTCGGGGTTACGGTAACAACGGAACCAATGCCAGTTAATGGTACTGTTGTATTAAAATATCGTAAAGATGAAGAAACGAGCTGGACACAGATATTTTCGCATTATGAGGAGTTTGGTGGTTAACTTTCGCATTCATCAGTAAACATTGAAAGTACTGGAGCGCAGTTCCCCGAGTACAAAGAATTGCAATTTCGTGTTGAGAGTAAAAACGGTGTAGTGATTACCGGTATTAATTGGAAGTATGAAGAAATAGATAAAAAACCATATTGATATGGATCCAAAAGATATAAAAATAAAAGAGCTTGAGAAAAAAGTAGCATATCTTACAAGAAAGTGGGAGCAGTTTGAAACCTCTGATAAATATATTTTTAACAAAGATATATATCTAGCTGAAGGTAGGAGCTTTGCTGATCCATTCATTCTCGGGGGTTCTGCAAGTTCTGTTGTTGGTTTCTATGGAACGTCAGGCACAGCACAACAGGCATCTATCACAAGTCCTTCTATCGGTAGTTTTGTCGGCTCCGATACGGTGAGCATTGCTTCTCTTACAACGAATCTAAATAATCTTAAAACTGCTGTTGACGATTTGCGTACACGGTTAGCAACGATAGGGATAACCGCTTAATCATGGTATAATATAAAAATATGAACCCTACAGAACAACAATTAAAGAATCGAAAACTTGCAATAGGAAAAGCATATTCTCCCGGAGCTTCGAAGACAATTTATGATAATGGTACTGTTGTGGACAATCCGGGGAATTTTCCATCATCCCCAACTCCAATAACTGCCGACACTCAAACCAACACCAATAATAATATCAACTTACCGGAAGTGCCAACAGGAGTACAGGATTTCACGAACACTGTGAATGCGAATATCGCTTCTCTGACAAAAGACCAAACGAAGGGTGAAACACAGCAATCGGATTTGCAAAAACAAATTTTGGACTCGTTGCAAACATTAGGCGGAGAAGGTGCGAAAAAGACCCAGCTCGAACAGCAAGCAGGTTTGCCGGAGCAGAAACAACAGCTTCAAGACATCACCAACCAATTGCAAGCGGTGCAAAAAGAAGCGTTGGCAATACCTCTACAGATACAGCAGGAGTTTACCGGCCGTGGTGCTACAGCAGGTGGCGTTGCCCCTATCGAAGCGAGCAGGATGCGAAAAAATGCGATACATGCGTTAAGTCTTTCTGCTATCGGGCAAACACTACAAGGAAACATCGGGCTTGCACAGCAAAACATTCAATCTGCACTTGATGCCGAGTTCGGAGCGGAGAAATTAAAACTTGAATATTTGCAAAAGGCTTATAACATGAACAAAGACTCGCTCGACCGCATCGACAAAAAGCGTTCCGACGCTTTGGCGATTGCGCTACAAGAGAGGGAGAGGGTGTTGAAAAAAGACGAAGCAGAAAAACAGAATATCTATAATATAGGGCTTTTAGCCAGTCAATATGGTGCTGACTCAACGACCGTTCAAGAGATAATGAAATCTAAAAATGCTAATGAAGCGATTGCGAATGCTTCTGGATTTTTGCAAGACCCGGCTGCAAAAGAAAGTTTGGTTGGTCTCAAGCTGGGTAATACACTCAAGAAGATACAAATTGATTCAGAATTACAGCAACAATATTATCTTAATTTATTTGGAGGTATGACGAGGAAGGAATATGAAAGTTACCAAAAGGATAAAATCACTGAACAGAAAAAAGCTGAAACTGAATTAGAGCAAACAAAGTTATCTATCAAAAATGAAGAAGCAACAAAATCAACGCTCGAAGGTCTTTTAAATCATAAAGGTATGACGAGGGCTGTTGGTTCATATGGGATAGCTCGTTGGACACCATTTCAGATTGATCAAGACGCGGTGAACGAGTTTACTGGTGTTATGGATAATTTGCTCAGTCAATTGACATTGGATAAATTAATTGACGCTAAAAACCGTGGTGCTACATTTGGTGCTTTGTCAGATGCAGAGTTATCAATTCTCGCTAGTGCTGCGAGTCCTCTTGCTGGGTGGGAAAAGAAACGCGATGATGGTTCGATATATTTTGCAGTATCAGAAGAAACATTTAAAGCACAGTTAAAGAAACTTATTAAACAATATGATGATTCTATAAAATTGCAGAAAGCTCGTACTGGGGTTATGACGGATGATGAGGTAGCTGTTATGGATGATTTGTGGAATACTGATAATCAAAATCAATTTGATCCGACTGCTTATGCTCCATTAACAAATAGTTCAACTCCATTTAAGATATAAAAATATGGCATTTTCAAAAGAAGAATTAAGTATATTACAAACAGCAAAAGCGAATGGATTTACTCGGCAACAAGCAGAAGATTCTTTAATGAATTATTGGCTCGGGATAAAACCGAATGAGGGGAATAAATCTGGTCTTGTGTATGCCGGAGGACAGAAAAATGCAGCGCAAGCATTGGGGGATATTACTATTGGAGCCGGGAAGGAGTTTTTAGATAGTTCGATAGGTACAGCTCGATTATTGCAAACAGGCGGACAGGCAATCCTCGCAGGAATTGACCCGACAAGAAACTTTGCACAGATACAGAAGCAGACAGGGATACCGGCACTGAAAGGTGAACAAGCACTTGCTATTGATGATATGTTAAAATCCTCGAATGCTGAACAATCTTTGGGAAAAGTCATAGGGTTTGGTGCTGAATTAGGTGTTGGTGGAGGGTTCAATTTGGCGCGTAAGGGTGTTCAAAAAGGAGTAGGATTAGGAGAACGTGTATTAGCTCGTGGTGCTAAAACATTTAGCCGTGGTTCAGAAGCATTAGGAAGTGTAGCGTCACAAGGGTTGAAACAATCATTAAAAGATGTAGCTGAACGATTTCCACGTTATTTCGGCCGTGTGCGAACAGGTATTGAAGAATCCGCACAAAAGGCAGCACGGCTCGAGAGGTCAGCTCCATCAGTTCAAAATGCTATTAAATCGAATCTCAATGATGGATTTATTACTTATGTTGAAAAAGCTGATAATGCTACGTTGAAAGCAAGTAAAGAAATGGTTGATATTGCAGAGAAACCGCGCGTCGGCCTTACTCCAAAGCGTCAGCCGTCTATTGTTGCAGGTCGTGTTATTAATGATCAATATAATATAATAAACAAAGAACGACAAGCAGTCGGAAAGAAAATTGAAGAAGCAATCAACAATCTTCCTGATTCTACTGTTGATATGCGACCGAGTATAAAACAAGTTGAAGATATATTAGCGCAAAATCGAATTATCGTAAAAGACGGTGTGTTACAATCGCCTATTCTTACTAACCAACAGCTTGCTCGGTTGCAGGAGCTTTATAGCAAAGCTCTTGAGGCAAGTGGCAAAATAGATGCAAAATTGGTTCATGGCATGGACAGAGTCTTTTCACAGCTCCAGCGAGAAGCAAGGTTTGAAAAATTGGATAATATATTCTTGAAAGTAAATGGAAAAGATGTGAATGCGTTTGATGTATTCAGAGGTATATTTAGGAATCAGCTTGATAATCTTTCTCCGAAAATTAGGAGTTTGAACAATGAATATCGTATATTACGAACAACACAAAATTCTATTGATAAAACATTATTAAAAGCACCGAATGTTCAACTTGTTAATACTAGCGATCCAGCAGAATTTGCAAAAGTAAACTTGCGTCGTCTTATGGGTGAAGCACAAAGTTCGCCATTATATCGAGAAGTTGCACAGCAAACTGATCTACTTGCGCGAGATTTAGGTTACAAGGGAGCAAAAGCAGAAGATTTGATCAACTTTGCGGAGGAATTAAGGAAGTTAAATCCTGAATCAATACCGAAAACAGGTTTTATCGGTGGAATCAGAACAGGTGTGAGCGATATTGTAAAAAATGTTCTCAACGCTGGTGCTCCAGATGTTAAATACCAACAGAAGGCGTTGCGTATATTACTTGAGGACGCGTTAAAAAAATCAGCAAAATCAATCACCAAGTAATATTAACAGCAAAACAACCGCGATAACGAATAAAGGGAACGCAAAAATAAATGCTAATATGCCGAATATCGTGAGTCCTAAAAAGAGATATTTCATATATCCATTATGCCATCTAACGAAGAAAAACGCAAAAAGCTGAAAAAGTTGCTCCATGTTATGGCAGACCCGAACTCTGCGTTTTTTAAGGCGATACAAGAGCTGGAAACCACCACAGACGAGCATGGGCAGATGATACAAGCGTTAGCAGAGCGGTTTGCGGTTAATGAGAAGGATGTGCAAGCAATCCATAATGCTCTTGTTTCTGGGAAATTAAAGGGTGACAGCCCGACCGAGGAAGAATTGCGTGCTCTTATCATTCCGCTTATACCTAAACCAGTCAAGGGAGAGAAAGGAGATAGGGGGGAACGAGGCCCCAAGGGGGAGCGAGGCGAACGAGGAGAGAATGGGGCTCCGGGCAAGACTCCGGTTGCCGGCGTGGATTTCCCATTCCCGAAAGATGGAAAAGACGGAGCTGATGGCCATATCAAAGACCTTGATCCGGAAGAAATCCGGAACTCGCTCGAGCTTTTACAGAATGATGATCGTCTTGATAAAAAAGCGATCAAGGGTATCGAGGATATTGAAAAGAAGTTAGCATCCGTTGGTATGTCATCCCATGTGTTAGCAGGGAGTGGAGGAAGTCTTGTTCTCGGCCGGCCAATAAATGGAGCTTCGGCAAACTATATACTTACATCAGATTCAAATAAAAATCTTGGGCAAAAGTCATACACGGATCTTGCAACATCTCTTGGACTCGGCACAATGGCGTACGAAACCGCCACGGATTATCTTGATGTTGCAGGTAATAATGCAATGACAGGCACACTCGTTCTCGCTTCTGACACCGCAAAAAATGGTGCTGGCAGTATTCGCTATAATTCAACGAATGTAGCTTTAGAATACAGCGACGGTACAAATTGGCACGATGCAGGAAGCCCTCGCTTCATTTACATAAAAGCTTTAACGCAAGCAGAGGGCAATCTCACTTTATCAGATACGAATTGGGCGGTTGATAAAGCAATGATTGAGTGGATACGAGTTACCACCACTTCAACCGATTGGGATTTGGATATATATCCAGACGCAAACTTTGACGAATTAGGGTTATTCCCATCATTGAAATTGGTCAAGAATAGGAATGGAAGTTATATGGTCAATCTTCATTATCCCTATATCGATACCACTTCATTGCAAAAGGTTTATTTGAAATTCACCGACAACGCAGGAATGGCGACCGCAGATATTTATTTATTAGGTTATGAATTACGATAATATGCGAAAACTTGATACAGACGAAAAGCATATATTTGATATAAAACAAGCACGGCATTTGCTCGAACATGATGGGTTGCTTGATATACGTCAGAAAAAGAAAATAGACGATGAGGAAAAGAAGGTTGAAAAAATAAAGGCAGAAAAGAAAAAGAAAAAGATTAAGCACAAAAAACATGTGGATAAAAATAAACAATAATATATACGCACAATCATATGATGAGCCGATTGCTGTTGTTGACGTTACAGTGCTCCAAGCAGAGATTGCTGATTTAGAGGCAAGTGTAGCGAGTATTCAAACAGAGATTGACACTCTTATTGCTGACTCGCAAGGGCTACCGCAGAACATCCAAAATTCAGTGCAAAATAATATCGGGAGCGACTTGCAACCTGTACTGTATAACACGCAAGAGGAATTGAAAAAGAAGAAAGCATTATTAAACGAGATTTATGGCAATCACATTTAAGGACCCAAAAGATTTGTACTCAGTTTTTAAGTATGTGCTGGCAACAGATACATATACTTTGTTGAAAAGTACCAATGTAAATTCTTATCAGTTTTTCCCGACTTCTGCAGTTGTAGGAGATTGCTTAATGTTCTCTGCACAGAACACAAGAAGCTATGGTAAGTATCAGGGCATAGAGTTTGACATTGCTACGCCTATTACTGCCACAGGATTAACCGTTGTATGGGAGTATTGCTATTTTGATAGGTCAGTAAATTATAATTATGGTGCAAGCTGGGCTCCGTTACCAAATGTGAAAGACCAGACAAATGCTTTTCAAAATACAGGAGTTAAGAGAGTAACGTGGGAGATACCAGATGGTTGGGAGAATTACTTAAACGCTACTGCAGGGCATAACGGTTTTAGCTCAGCAGTTTATTATAATTGGTTTGTAAGAGCAAGAATTACCTCAGTATCAAGCATTACCAACGGAGGGTTACATTCCACGACCAATTCCAAGGCAATCGGTTTGACTATTTCCTCAAACGCAGAAACAGCACTTACACTTGATGATTTATACAATGCTGATAAAGCAGGAACGGTTGACCTTGATACACGCACAGGGATTACTACAACAGACGCTTCGCCTATTACAACAGAGGATTATTTAAGACCAGCTGATTATAAAGTTTTAGGTGGAGCAAGAAATGACCTCTATCTTACTATTGCCAATTACACAGGTTTCACAAATGCTACGGTGCGACTAATCGGCACAGACATAGCAGATGTTGCTCAAACAGAAGATATTGTCATTACAGGGAATGGCACTAATTATGCCACGAAGTATTTTAAGACACTCAATCAAACACAAGTAACAGCAGTAACAGGCACAGGTTCTTTTGATTACACGTTGACAATGGGACAGTGGGGAGTGGTGCACAAAATGGCAAATAGTTCTTATGGTTTTGAATGTAACTTATACACGTCTGGAACGACCAATTTAATTACGAAACAAGAAACAGTGGTGTTCTTTAAGAATTGGTTACCGAATATCCGTTCACCGATTACTATCGGAGAAGTATATACTGGTGATAAGGTGCAGAAAGGAACAGACTTTATATTTGAAGGCAAGGATTGGGATATGTCGGGGTGTTTCATTGGATATAATCAAGGGAAGTTTTACAATACTCATATCCGTTGCAAGCATTTGCCGACAGGAACTGCTGACCACTTCCACGGCTTTTGGGGAGGGAGTATTGGTTCTGATAGTAATCAAGGAGTGATTGACGCTTACCTTGAGGGCTTTAGACAGTCTAGTTTCTCTGGTGATAACAACTCGGTTATTGGAGCAAAAGTACAAGGAGCACATAATGAAACCCCAGGAGCGATTGATGACGGTATTGTTAATTTTGGAGGTAATTTTGCACAACGACCGAACAGTACAAACAAGGGAGATTACACTCATAACAATGATTTTTCAGCAGCTATCACATCACCAATCAATCCGTGGAATACAGATGATATAGATGGCTTTGTTTTTGACCAAGTAGACGCTAATTGGGGAGTATTTGCCGATAGAAATAAAGTTCGTTGGAAATTGCATAATCTTACTTACCAGAACACTAAAATGTTTGAAACCTACTCAATGCTTCTCAAGGTGATAAAAGAAGACGGCACAGCATTATCAGGAGCAACGGTAACTCTTACCGATACAAACGGAACACAGATATTCTCTTACACAACCACAGCAGAGGGATATATCGGGCAGGAAACAGGTACAGCAACATCTGCAACAACCAATACCATTACTGATACATCAAAGGCGTGGACAACAAGCCAGTGGTGGTTCAAAGAGATTTACATTACTTCAGGCACAGGAGCAGGACAGAGAAGAATAATTATGAAAGGCAATACTTCAAACACTCTAACTGTTCACGCAGATTGGCAGGTTACCCCCGACGCTACCAGCACCTATATCATTATTCCGTATGTGAGAGTGAAAGAATACAGTCCAGAGGCTTGGGCGGTAAATAACTATGAGTGGTCTGCAGTTATTGACTATAATCCATATAAACTTTCAATCGTGAAACAAGGATTTCAGACAGAGGAAACAACTATGACGATAGATAGAAAGCTCGACAGTATCACAACGATACTCAAAGGGCTTGATATGGGAGATGAGTTTGAGTTGCCAATAGAAGATACAGGAGATTTATTCACTTAATATGGTATAATATATAAACATATGCCGGTACATAAAACAAAAGGTGGGTGGAAATGGGGTAAGAGCGGAAAGGTATACAAAACCAAAGCAGGGGCGCAGCGCCAAGCACGTGTTATCTATGCAAACGGATATAAGAAAAAGAAAAAATAATATTATGCCACTTAACCATTTTCCTAAAGATCCTATGATAGCGCACGGAATATTCGCAGTATTCGGAGGCGTTGTTCATGCACTCGTCGTCGATAAAGGGAAAATGAACTTTGTTGATATTCTTGTGCAGACGATCATTGCCTCATTCTCGGGAGTAGTGTTCGGGCTTGTGGCGCTTAACTTCTTCGGAGATTCATACATTTCGCTTGCCATTACCGCCTCTGGTGGATATCTCGGAGTCGAGGATTTGCGCTGGTTGGTGCAGACAATGCAAGAGATTTTAGCTTCTCGCATTAAAATAAAGTAACCATGAAAATATATAGACCAATAAAAACAAATATCCTTACCCAGAGCTTTGGCGAGAACCTTGCGTGTACGAAAACAGATAGTCAAGGCAGAGTGTTTGTACCGTATCAAGTTCTTCATAATGTATTTCCTAATTCGTGTCCCGTAGGTTCAACAAAACTCTACCCAGCGCTCGGAATGAAAGGACACAATGGGCAAGATAATGGAGCATGGCATGGAGAGCCACTATATTTTCCGGTGGATTGCCCGGAAGCAGGTGGATGGTGGGTTAAGAATGAGATTGATAATAACGGAGGGAAGGGGATTGATGTGGTTTCAAAAAATAAAGTAGGTGATACCTATCTCAAATATAAGTTTTGGCATTTGAAAGAGAGCGCACTTGCAGACGGTGATGAAGTGGAGCTCGGGCAATATATGGGGCGATGCGATAGCACTGGCATTAGTGGAGGCGACCACTTGCATTGGAGCGAGAAAAAGTGTGATGAGAATGGGCGGCCGACTGATCCATACAATGGATATTATGGCGCGCAGAGTTTTGAAGACCACTACGAGAATGTCTTTGTATTGGATGTTCTTAAGGTGAAACAAAGGGCACTTTCCGTTATTGATATAGCACGGAAAGTTATCTTTCAGGTCGTAACTTTTATTAGGAATAAGAAGAAATAATATTATGACAAAAGTAATCGATTTTTTTAAAGGGAAGAAGACATACATCATCGGGCTTTTGATGATTGCGCTCGGTCTTATGAATGGTGATAATCAGATGATTCTTGAGGGTCTTGGTTTCATCACTATGCGAGCAGGCATCGCGAAAACAGAAGCAAAATGATTGGCTCGCATGTGCTCCGAGTGGGAGCAAATATTATCAGCTAACCTTAAACCTATGGAAGAAGAAAAAGAGGTCGTAGTAGAGGGTGCAGATGTCGAGGAAGACGAATAGAACCTCGACTATCAGATATACCAAAAGATCCGCTTGCACAAGGCGGATTTTTTGGTATAATAAAAGAAAGAATTATTCGATTATCAAACAGTTTTTGAGCATTGGTTTGATACCAACATCTCATAATTCTTTTGATATGGGACATCTCATAATTCTTCATGCAAACAAAAAAGCCGAGGGCATTTGCTCCCGGCTTTTTTGTTGTCTAGAAACTTGCTAATTTGATTATATCACACTTCATCATAAATCTCTATTAAATGCTCCAAATAGTGGATTGCCTTTTGCAAGTCCTCTTTGCCGTTCTTATACCGGTGTCGGAGAAGGTACTTTAGACAGTTACCCTCGTAGAAGTTGAGATTATGTGCGTCGATTATCTCCCATGGTTGGATTGGAATATTTTTGTAGTGGTTGCCTGCTACTTGTTTTTTGAGTGAGTTTTTATTTTTCATCTATGTTTGTTGGTTAAACCTACCACTTAATAATAAAACCTAATGCTCCTAAAAATGCAGACAACTGGCTTTTTTTCAACACTTTTCCACCGCCCTTGCCATAGAATTTTACATTTTGCATTTCAGCACCTCGGAGGTTAGCACCATAGAGGTTAGTACCACTGAGGTCAGCATCATAGAGATTAGCACCTCGGAGGTTAGCATCTCGGAGGTTAGCACCATAGAGGTCAGCACCTCGGAAGTTAGCATCATAGAGGTTAGCACCACTGAGGTTAGCGCCACTGAGGTTAGCGCCACT